TTGCTAGGTGTCCCTCGTGAATGGCTTTTCCTGCCATCATGCTGGGATAAGCGTAGTCCTTCAGATCGTATGGGCTGTTCATCGTTCTCTACTGAATTCGCAAGAAGACACGGGGCACCACCCACACAGTGGGGTGGGGTTCGGTTGCCATGAGTTGTTGGTATGGGACAGTCGCAGTCGTTCCAAAGGCGCCTCGAAGTCTTTCCAGAGATCTGATAGCGCCCCACGCTCGTATTCTGACGTCACGAAGTGCTCGTGTACAACGAACAGAAGCCCCGCCTTGATCTTGACAAGCTCCGGGAAATGCGCGAACGCCATCAGCGCCATCAGTTGCAACTGCTTCGGGTCCGGGAAACGGTTGCTGCCAGTCTTGTAATCTACGATGAATCCATGGTCGCCGTCGACCACCAATAGGTCAGCGATGCCCCGTACCCAGTAGTCCTTCGCGCCAAACGAACAAGGCACGCGGTCTATGGTCAACGCCATCTTGTGCTCGGGGTACTTCTGCCCTGGCATGTCGCGCAGTGGGTCGAGCTGTCGCTGGTACTGCTGGTAGTTCTTGGCCAGCGGTTTGCCGTCCCGGACGTAGTCCTCCAACGCAGAGTGGACTTGCGTCCCGTACAGCATCTGCTGTGTCTGCTTCTTGGTGTAGTTCTTGAGTACCTTGACTTCATGGTACTGCCGGGGACAATTCTGGTAGTCCTTCAGGCCGGAGTATGACCATTGGATGTGTACGTCAGACATGGTGGGAGGTGCCGTCAATAGACGTGCGATCTTAGCAGTCACCGTACGTCGCCCCAATCTTGGCCTCGCACGCCACGGGCAGGCCAGCGGCCCATTCGGGGGTCTCGTGCATGATCTCCTCCACCCGAGCGGCGGCTGTCTGCGCCTCGTCCTCAGGTACGACGATCACCACTGAGTCATGGACCGTCAGCGCAACGTCATAGACACTCGCGATCTTGACCATCTGTTCGCTGACGATGATCCTCGCCAATGCCTGTACGACGTTCTCCACAATCGACCCGCCCCACAAGGACACTTCCCCCTTGCGTGAGTCGTAAAGGATCTTGCTCTTGCCGTCCATCTGCCCCCGACGTAGGTTCGGGTAGCGTATCGACAGACCGTTCGGAAGCAAGATCCCTGAGTTGTCGTACCATAGACAGCCATGCTGACCAAGGCATACCGGCTCCTTGATGATGGTGTTCAGCATCGTCTGGAGCATGGAGTCCGCATCTCTCCAGAGTTCGATGATCCGGTCGTTCTTTGCCCGGTACACATCGACGATGCGCTTGCACTCCTCCTCTGTCAGGTCCACGTTCACGGGCTCTGCCGTCGCGAGGGTGTGGCGCAGTTTAGCCGCGCCAGTACCGTAGCCCAGCCCCAAGACGCAGGTCTTGCCCACGAACCGCTCGGTCGGATCTGCCTTGGTGATCTTGCGCCCATACACCGACGAGGCGAAGATGGAGTACACGTCCTCCTTGTTGGCGAACTGCGTGACCACATCCTCCTGACCCGCCAGCCATGCCAGCACTCGCGCCTCAATCTGTGAAGAGTCCGAGTTGATCAGAACATATCCCTCAGGAGGGATGATGCCGTTCTTGAGCGCCTTCTTCTTTGGGTCACGACTCGGCAGGTTCTGGAAGTTCACCTTGTCCGTACCCGACCAGCGTCCTGTGTGTGCGCCGTAATACTTCAGAGGCACCGGGATGCGTCCCCGGTTGCGACGGGCGATCTGCATGAACCGCTCGATCCGCTTCTCCTCCAGCGTGGACTTCGTCCCCAGACGCACAGCGCACAGGTGCTGCACCGTAGGGTCCTCATGCTCAGTCAGCGCAATGAACCCTTCGTCCTTCTTGGCCAGCGCGTAGGTGTCCTTGCCCGTAGTCGGGCTGACCTTCATCGGCACCTCGACCTTGAACGTCTCCAGCACTTGCGCGAACTGCTTGTTGCTGGACAGCTTCTTGCGGACATCCTCTTCATCAGTCGCGCCGAGCGCTTCCTTCAAAGAGAGCAACAACTGACTGCGCTCAGTCCGTAGATCGTCGAGACGGTCTTGAAGGCTGATTTCGTCTACATACAACCGTGGATGCGTGAACATCCTGATGGTCAGGTCGATGAGCCGAAGTTCGGCCATCGGAAATTCCTTGGACATCAACTTGAACAAGTCGTACGTCAGACGCACGTCGTTCTTGCAGTACTCGCCGTAGCGGGCGAGTTCATCAGGGTCGAAGTCCAGACGGGCTTTGCCCTTGGCCTGTACAACTTCAGTGCCTTTGACACCGACCTTGTACCTTTCAGCCAGTTTGGCGAGTGATCCGCCTACATCCACGCCGTGCAGAGCGCGGGCCATACACAGCGTGTCCAGAAACACCATAGGCGTGAGGCCAAACACCCAATGCAGGATTGCGCCATCGAACAGCGTGTTGTGTGCCAACCCCATGCTGTTCTTCCAGTCGAACTGGCGCAACCACTTGCGGGTGTCTTCCCGTGTACCCGAGAACCACTGAGGTTCCCCATCATCGACCTGTACGGACACTCCGATCACCTCGAAGGCCGGGTCTCTGATGTATTCCTCAGTGGTCTGGGTACGGAAGCCTAGATGGTCTGTGTAGTACGTCTCGAAGTCGAACGTCAACAGACTCATGGAGGGCTCAACGGTTGTCGACGATGGCCTTGACGGAGGCAGCGATCTGCCGCAACTCGATGGCGCGGTTGAGATACCACATCGCCTTGGACAGGTCTTCCAGCTCGTTGTGCTTCTTGCCCGCGCGGCTGACGTACTTCACCACATTGCCGAGGTGGTAGTCCAGACGCTTGGACTCGATGAAGTCGATGACCTCCATACCACCATCGGTGTAGTGCGGAGGAGCGTTCACCATGTCAACGCGGACGTCGACTTGTGCGACAGGCTCGGCCACCGGGGCGGCTTCAACCACCGGGGCGGCTTCAACCACCGGGGCGGCTTGCTTCATCTGCTTCTTCTGCTTGCTGCGCAGGACGTAGATGTACTGCGCGGTCGTGTTGAAACGCGTAGCCAGTTCAGTGGGCTTGGCGTCCGGGTGCTTGACCATGTAGTCAACGACTTTTTTGGCGAGAGAGTCTTTTGCCATGATGATTTGGTTGGTTGGTTGAAAAACAGTTGTCCACTAGAGACTATATGATTGTATAGCGTTCTGGTTCCCAGCTATAGAGATACTCTGGTGAAGAACGGGGTCTAGCCCGTTTTCTTACAAGTCCCTCCTCTACAAAAGCGTTGAGATAGCGCCGCACTGCGGCCTTGTCCATGTGTGTTAGTGCGGAAATCTCACGCACTGTGCGGGGCTGCTTGACAAGCAGCATCACGATATACGCGATCCTACCCGGCAGGACCCGAGATCGTGGCATACATACCTCCTAGAACAGTGCAGGTTCACCTTGCCCACGTTGGGCACGATCCTGCTTGGCAAACCAGCGAGCGACTAGTACGCGCTCCGCGTCGGTCTTGAAGGGCCACGCCCAGCGGGCGAGCGTCAGTCCTGATGGGTGCATCACTCTCTCCACAGGAGGAGGGCAAATGCGCCGATTAGGTTGACGACGGCGATGAGTTCGAGCATAGGGATTCTTCTCGTAAGGTCAGGAGCAGTTCTGCTGCTTGGACAATGCGTGCGATAAGCGCTGCGTGACGCTGCTTGTCTTCGATGCCGTCAACGTAGCCAGCTAACCAACTGGCGGTTGTCAGACACTGGAGTTCCTGATTGGGAGTCATACGGTATCCTCATTTCGTTGCTGGTTGGGGGTCATACGGTATCCTCATTTCACAGGGAACCCCTTCGAGTTCCCAGGGGCCGGTCCATACTTGCCGCTCATGCGGCGGGTCGGTGTATCTTCGGCAGGTGCTGCACTCATCAGCACCGTAGCCGAGGCAGCGGGCGACGTCGGCGGGGAGGGTCATGTCTTGCTCCCAATCTCAGCCGCAGCCCTGACGATGGCGCGGCGGGTGGCGGCGTAAGGATCTGTGCCATGATCTTCGCGGACATGGCCCGTTGGCGGCCCCCACAGCACTGATGTGCTGCCGAATTGGTATTCAACACTGACGGCAAGCCCCAACTGCACCGCCAGCCGCAGCGCGTCGCCGTCGTCGGTGAGGGGGTTCCAGACTCGATAGCGCACAGTCCCGCCATCGTAGCGCGGGCCGATGTAGGTAACGTCTGGGTGTTCATCGAGCGACCATACGTCGCCATACCCCGCCGCCTTCGCAGCGAGTTCCAGCAGTTCTCTGTCGGTCATGTTCGTGCCCTTTCGTAAACCTCGCGCAACGCAGCGCTCAGTTTGACTTGAGTGGCTCGCACCTGTGCCCACGCCTTGCGTTGTTGGTCTGCGTAGATCCACCACGGGTAAAGATGGTTCTTGATCCTGCGGATGCGGGTGCGTTGTTTCATTTCTTGCTCCTCGCATTCCAAACCACCGCGCCAACGCTGCACAGCACAGATGCGGCGAACGCGCAGAGAGATGCCCAAAACACCCACCCATATTCCGGTTTGCGCATGCCTGCGATCTCAACGATGC